CTTACAGACCGAGCGAATTTTGGAGTGGGTTGCGGCCCTCCTAAGCCATTGCTCACGGTTATCTCAAAAGGGTAAGATGGCCCTATCCTTCATAAGTTTATGCGTCCATAAACGGTACCCGTCGAATACTATCACTTAATGGTGCCCGGAGCCGGAATCGAACCGGCACGCCCTTTCGAGCGAGAGATTTTCTTACCACTATAGTTTTCACTACCTATTAAGTTTGTGGTCTGGACTATACCTTAACCATTGCTTACGCTTTAGGTTCCCGCCGTCTAGTCTCTACACGTTCAAAAGTATTTCTACTTAGGCTTCGCTCGGTATTAGCATTTTACAGCCTTCACCGAATTTGACGGGTTCTACTCCTATCGTTTCCAATAGGGCACTCAAATTTTACTCTCAAGTCTCTTGTGTCTACCTATTTCACCATCAGAGCAATTAAATGGTGCGCCCACTAGGACTTGAACCTAGGACCAATGGATTATGAGTCCACTGCTCTGACCAACTGAGCTATAGGCGCTACTAAGTGTTAATTATAGCACTAGGTGTGCGTGGTGTCAAGTTCTTTCTGCTCGAGTGCCACCAGATTTGGGCACACTGGGTGCAGCAGTTTTACCAGGTCGACTTATTCTGTCAGCACCTAAACTGGCTCTAGCTGCCTTGGGCTGTGCAACAGGTGCACTGGGTACTGCAGCTGATTTGGCAACACTGCCTTTGCTACCGCCCCCGCCATCTGGCAACAAACGCACTTGTGGCATGATTTCGCCTTCGGGTGCATATATGTACATGGTTGCAATGTGTATCTTGCCCTTCATTGCATCATAATCTTTAAAGTATTGCGATGATTCAGACTTAACATCCATCAACAAGATACCTTCAAAATTTGAATAGGCTTTGTAATTTTCGTAACCGGTTCTCAATTGCTCATCAATAATAGCAGCAGGATCGCCACTGGCCAGTGCACGAGCATAGTTTTTAGAGTCAACATAATTAAATGTTTTGGCAGCTATGCTAGTGGTCAAGACCTTGACCTTCTTGGGATCAACTTTGGGAAGAATATCATAACACCAAGTTTGTGCATTGATACGGTCTGGCAATTCAGTCAAGCCAGTAGCAACCATGATGTCGCTGGCCACACCAGCAAGATCCATTTTGGCCTTGCGTGGATTAATCCAGCGCCCGCCCTTGATCGCCGAAGTTTTAACTTCAATGGCACGTTTACCCACCATGATGTCGCCACCACCAGCAAGACGCCCGCTCCACTGAATTTTGGGACTCATCACAGCCAAGGCAACTTCGCCAGGACCCACACCCTGGCTTACCAGCACAGTGGTCAATATTTTAAATAATGCCTTGGCAAATTCGCTATCGTCCACTAGAGACAAAAATGTTTGCGGGCTACCACTGAGTAATTTGTTGACATTGACAATGCCAGTGGGGAATTTTTTTAGGAACGCATCTTTGTCTTCAACAGGAAAATCCATGCTGACTATGACTCGAGCAATTTCGTGAACAAATCTGCTGCCGTCGGGATCGCGTGACACCACAGAAGAAATACGCTCTTCAATATTGCCGGCCTTGAGCGTTTTGAGCACTTTTTGTAGCAGGCCCTCATCGTCGGTGTTTTTAACCAAATCAATAACTTGTTTTTTGGTTACGGGATCTTCAAATAGATCAATTAGTTTGCGTATGTCAGTCATGGTAGTTTTGGGTATATTGTATATTTATACTAAATGAATTTTATGTTAAATTGTTGCAGAGCAGCATAAATATCTAAGTAGAAACACTGATATGGTTTCTACTAATTATCAAAAAGGAAACACACAATGTTGACATATATTACAATAGCCTTAGCAAAACTGGGCGAATTTTTTGGTTCAAGAACTTACAAAAACAGTTTGGAACGTTTTATTGAATCGCAACAGCCCACCAACGCCGCCGAAGTAGACTACTACATTCGCGAATATGATCGTATGCATCGCCGAGGTGCCCTATGATTCAAGCAATTAAGCAAGCATGGAAAGATTATTGGACTGCCTATAAAGAATATGCTGGGATGCGTTTGCGTGGCCGCGGTATGTACTACTTCTAAAGGAGTCTAACATGAAAAAATTTCTTAACTTTGTTTGGGCAGTAATCAAGGCCCGTAAAGAAGCTCACGCCAGAGCCATCATCAACGGAACAGCATGGGTATAAAACAATGCCATTACAAACTGTTAGACGGGTACTACCGCATGAGTACTCTAAATATCGTACGCACCTTAAAGCCCTTGACTCAGACTCTAGGACCCTTAGGTTTGCTAATCCAGTCTCTGATTTTATAATTGATCAGTTTTGCGATGGTGTTGAGGCAGAACCCAGCCGACACATACTGTTTGCAGTGGAAGATAGCGAGTTAAACTTTATTGCTGTGGGACATATTGCCCGTTTTGAGCCCATGGAGTTGGCTTTTAGCGTGTTAAAAGAATACCAAGGACAAGGCCTTGGTAATCGTTTGATGGAACGTTGTATACAGTGGTGTCGTGTGCACGACATACTGGAAGGTACCATGATTTGTTTGACGCATAACAGCGCCATACGTCACTTGTGCCGCAAACACGGTATTGCTGTCACCACCGAAGCAGGTGAAGCCTTGGCTGATATTCGTTTGCCACCTGCTGACATGACCACATTCATAAGCGAAACTGTGGACAACAATGTGTCAACTTTGGATTGGTTTGCCAAACGAGTGGCTAGGCTGGCCCCCCGGTTAACAACTCAATAACCAATTTCTTTTTTAGTGCTTCCAGTCTAGGTTCCAGCTGATGGCAAGCTTCAGCTATCTCAAGCTCGCTGCCCCATCCCAGTTGATTGTTGAGATGCACAGCCCACTTGGATACAGCATCTTTTTCCAGTTGTAGGTCCACTGCATTGTGCATGGGTTTGGCACGACAGCACATGTTGAATTCATCTATTAACTCTTTGGCTCGAGCTTTCCAATCCATCATGATACTGTGATGTCCTCCATGCCAGCGGTACGCAAACGCACAATGTGACCCATTTGCCATTGTTTGGCTTCAAGACCCTTCATGACACCCAACCAACGATTGCGTAGTAGCGCAACTTCGTTGATCAAGGTTTCGTAATCAACAACTTCGTCTTCACCATCCACGTACTTTTCAGCATCTCTAGCGGTCAATGCACGAGCATAGTTTTCTAGATATTTTTGAAAATGGCGGCGACGTATTTTACGAAGTTGCAAATTGAGATAGTTTAACACAGCTTCAATTTCTTGAAGCTGGTTAAATCTATGCTCGGTCACGCCGGGTAATTGTGCTATGTTGCGCTCGACATTGCCACGTATTCTACACTCGTCTTTGGCCAACTCAAGTTCGCCATCGTAGTAGGTGATAAAATTTGGCAATTCACTGAGATCTGCTACTACACGGTTATACCACATAGTCAGTCTTCGTAGTTTTCGTAATCTTCTGCGTCTTCTTCAGTGTCGCTGTATTCTTCATAACTGCGCTTGAGATAGCTGTCAACACCAACCAGTTCGGTGATGTCAAGATCGTTTAATTCATCAACCATGACACTCATTAAACTATCTGCGGCGCCTTGACGCTCCTTAGGAGGAATATATTCTTTTAAGGTGGTATATACTTCAATTAAGGTTTCAATTTCGATACTCATTCTACGGTTTCCTCTTCGGGTTCAACAGCAGTGGTAGTGGCATGCGGATTGGCTGTGTAATCTACCATGACCTTATCTAGCGAACCATCTTCGTTGCGTTCCCATGCTTTACGGAACTGCTTGATAATGGTACCATCTGCTAGAGTGTATTTAAGACTGTTGCCTTCCTTGGTCAATAAACCTTTGCCTTCAAACAGGTCAACCAGGCCCGAGTACGGGTTCATGCCCGACTCATAAGGAATCTTGACCTGCACACTTTCAAAAGGCTTGGCATAGCGTGTTTTCATGATTTTACATGCGGCACGAATACCTTTGACTTCTGAAATCTTGTTGCCGTCCTCGTCCTCTTTGAGCTTGAGTTTTTTCATAGCAACCACAATCGAGCTGGCATAGATAAAGCCTTGTCCGCCCGAGATCTTGTCATCGGGATCAAACATGTCTTGGCTGGCGTAAGTGTGATTGGTAGCAACTAGACCAATGTTCAAGTCGCCAAACATGTTAACACAGTTACGAACCAAGGCAGTCAATGCTTTAGGTTTACGGCCCATGTCACCTTTAAGGTCGCCGGCTTCAAATTGGTTAACGTCAGTGGGAGTCAACAACATGCCCAAGCTGTCTAAGATAAACAAAACTTTTGGACGTTCTGTTTCAGGCAAGGTCTTGTACTCTTTAACAAATTCATGAATCATCTTCGCAACGTCGTCGATCATGGCCATGTTTAATTTGAGCAGTTTGTCTTCGCTGGTGTCAACACCTAGAGCGTGTAGCCATGCTTCATCGAGAGCGTTTTCTGTATCAATCAGGATAACGTAGATGCCTTGAGATTGTGCATTTTTAACTAGATTGCCCGAGCAGATAAAACTTTTTCCTGCGCCAGACTCACCAGCAAACACCGTAACTTTGCCCATGGGCACTCCCTTGTGGAAGTCACCCGAAATCAAGTAGTTGAGTGCGTAGTTGTTGGTAGACACCCAGTCAGTGGGGTCTTTAAAGCCGAAGCTGATGCCATCGATGCTTTTTGTAATACTTTTTCTGAATTTACTTACGTCAAATGGACGATTTGCCATTGGTGTGTTCCTTATGTTTTAAATATGCAGCACTTCTTGCCTCAGAAGAGGACCTGGGCGTACAGATTACTCTGCAGAGGCCCAAGCCATGTTTTTACTTTTGACGGTTACGGATCATAGCCAAAATGTCTTCGGCACGTTTACCGCTGGCATTGGCTGGTGTCACTACTGG